CTATTTAAAAATGTTATGTTGAATTGCATAAAAAAAGAAGCTTACCAAAGCTCCTACTGATAATCCTATATACCATTTTAAAACAGACACAAGTTGCTTTAATTGATCACAAAGATTCTCAATTTTAGTATCTATTTTAGATTGATTTTGTTCTATCTTATCAATTCTTTTCCCATGATCATTAAGTCTAATATCATGTACATTAATTTTTTCTTCTAGTCTTTTATGTTTTTCTTCGCAAACTTTTAACTCCACATTATACCTCCATTAAATAAAACACATCTTTTGTATATACCTTTAATCTATAGACTTTCTTGTATTGCAAAAAAATTAGAGCAATAGAAATAATATCTATGCTCTAATTTTCTACAATAAAAAAAGACCTATTATTATGGTCATCTAATTTATCTTTATTTACTTTTACACATTGTTAACTTAAATTGATCATCACATAAATCTAGTATTCTATAATCATTACAATTGTATTTGATGGATTTATTATTCTCATCTGTATCAATTAATTCAATACTATCTATAACTTCATTCATGTCTAATTGAAAATCAGTTTTCCATATTCCACTTTCATCTTTAGACATAGGGAATTCTTTATTATTTAAATTTTGGGTTATTATATTTACATCATCTGCACCATATTTATTGTACCAATTTTCTAATCGAGTATTATCTGTAAGTTGTCCAAGATTAAGGAAATTAGAATTAGTAGAATAATAATTTTCATTTTGATTAATTAAATAAGAACCTGAATAATAAATTGGTATTCCATCTAAACAATATCTTACATTTTTTATATATAACTCACCTAAAAATGCAGTGGAACCAGCACCTATAATTAGTCCATTATAATTTTTACCATTGTCATTTAAACTATTTTCATAAATAAATTTATTATTTATATACAATTCAAATTTAGATTGACCATATTTAATAATTTTTATTATATTAAAATCAGTTAAATCAATATCTATAGATTTTATAATTGAAAGATTTGCATCAATTATAGTAAGTTTGCTAGGTTCTAATCCTATCAACATTCCCATTTTGTTATCATTTATTTGCATTTGTACAGAAAAATGTTTATTAGAACCCATAACTTTTATAGTACATTCAAGAGTTACAATATTACTATCATTAATTACATTTTTCATTTCGAAATATGAACCAGAAGATATGGAATTATCATTAATGTAAAGCATCTCATCTATGATACTCATCATATTTCCACCTACAACATTATGCCAACCAGACGCACTAGGTAATACACTACAATCATATTCTAAATCCCAAGCTGGTTTAAAATTTCCCATAAAATCATCTCTTTCTTTATTAAATTTCAAAAATTATTATATTTAAAATGAATATTTTATATTATTCTTATCATCATTCCTTCATTAACACTTCAAATTTACCATCATTAATTTCTTTAACTTTATCTGATATTTTGTAATTATTACAACTATATTCAATGCATTTTTTATCATTTTCTTCTATAAGATTTATAACATCTTTTATATCATTTAAATCAATATCAAAGGACTTGTAATAATCATTTTCTAGTTTTGCAGGTACTTTTTTAGTATTTAATTCTTTAGTAAGTATAGATAAATCATTATAACCATATTCATTTATTAAATTATTTAATTCTTTATTATTATCTATCTCTCCTAAATCTATATAATTATTATTTATTGAGTAATAGTTATTATTTTGTTTTAATAAATACTTGTTACAAGTAATAGCAGGTGCAGTCACTTCCCATTCACTATTTATTACATTTCCATTAAATTTATTATTTGATAAATCATAAATTATATCTCCTTTCCCTTCATTAATTCTCCAATAAGCAACTAAATTACTTTCTTCTCCAGTAAGCTTTTTATTATAACTATTTAATACCTGTTTGTCATTCAAACAGGTATTCCATATTGCGATTTCAGCAATATTTCCATTAAATTTACAAAATCTATCCCAATATCCTATGAATAACTGTTCTTTACTATTTATCGATCTTAAATTTTGCAATATTTTTATAAGTTTACCATTTCTGTAATATTTTAAAGTTTTATTATTATGTGTAATAGTTATACAATTCCACTCATTTATATTATAGTTCTTCATATCATCTAAAATAACTCTACCACTTTTACTATTTGTAAAACATAATGTATTATCATCTTGTATATAGATTCCTTGAGATGTATCTGAATCACCTCTCATTAATACACCCGTCCATTTTTGAAACTCATTATATTTTTTACAAATATAAATTTTAAGAGTGTATTCATTACCAAACGAAGGAAAATTATCTACACTAATATAACCAGTTCCATTTAAATTTAACGAATAATTATTGGGCATTTTCATAATTCCTTTCTTCATTTTATTTATTTCAAAATTATTTTATATTAGTTATTATCTTGCACATTTTTAAGTCGAAGTAATTGTTGTCCTATTGTAGCCATCTCATATCACCTCTTATACTTCATTAAATAATATATTACAAAAATGACTATTTTTCTTTAATTTATCTATTGGTCTAAAGGGAATTATCTCTGTTTCTAAACTGACATCAGTTTTACTCATATCATCTGTCCACATTAGAAGTTTAAGATTAGACTTATCTGGAAAAGCAATATTCCATTGTCCTTTTCCAATTGCTGTCGCATCTATAAAGCCATTATTTATAAAATTATTTTCATCTAATTCTTGTGAAGGTGATAAGACTATATTTGTACCATCAAATGTATATAGCTGAGATTTATATTGAATTAAGAATTTTAATTTATATTCTTTAAATATTTTAAAAGATAAAAAGCTTCCGCTACTTACATCGGATCTAAATGATATTCTTTTACATTGTTTTGTTTTATCTAAAACACTATTTTTAAAATTATAAATATCATTATTATCACCAAAAACAGTATTTTTTGTTCCATCTGTATAATAGATTATATATTGACTTGTTGCTGTATAAGTAAAATTTATATCAAACCGACTATAGTAATCTTCTTTTAACTCAAAATTAAAATATTGATAAATGCCACCAGACGCCAATGGAAACTTGGCTTGATTTAGCCAAGCTGAGTTTGTTACTTCTACTTCTGTATCAAATTTAGGCTGATTTATCATTCTTTTATAATTTGAATCCATCTCAAACTCAAATAACTTACCATTCCCTAACCTCCCTTTATCAGTTCCATTAATATTTTGAGTATCTACAGTTTTAGTTAATAAATTCAAATCATCTATACCGTAAGTTTCAAAATCAGTTTGAGTTAATATTTCTTTTTCTTGTAAATCTGCTATAGGTTCATAATTACTATTTTTATAGAATTCATATTTTATTGTATAATATTGGTTATTTTGTTTGAGTAAAAATTTATTAAGACTAGGATTATAAGGTTTTAATATCCCATTTTCATCTATGTCTATTGCATCTAAATCAAACCATCCATATTCGTTATCTTGTTTTTCGATATAGATCTCAACACTATATTCTTTAAAACTAGTCATTTTTTTTTCAAAAATTAATACTAGTGAAGCAGGCGTGATTGGATGTATATACTCCACATAACTATAAACAGTATTATTTATTTTTATTTTAACATCTTTTGAATGACTATTATTCGTAAATACTAATATTCTTATTTTACTTCCAACAAAATTAAAACATATTTTATCTCCTACTGTATTTGAATAATGAGAATCATGATCTGTTTTCCATCCATTTCCGATGTAGCTGATGTTTTTATCAGTATCATCATATCTTTTCCAACCACTTTCAGTTTGTAATAATTGTTCTCCTATTGTAGCCATCTTATATCACCTCCTACACTTCCTTAAATAATATATTACAAATATCACTATTTTTCTTTAATTTGTCTATTGGTCTAAACGGAATTGTTTCTGTTTCTATATTGACATCAGTTTTACTCATATCATCTGTCCATATTAGAAGTTTGAGATTAGACTTATCTGAAAAAGCAGTATTCCATTGCTCCTCTGTAATTGCCGTTGCATCTACAAACCCATTATTTATAAAGTTATTTTCATCTAATACTTGTGATGATGATAGAATTATTTCTGTGTTATTGAATGTATAAAGTTGAGAATTATATTCGATTAAATATTTAAACGGTATAATTAACTCCATTAATTCCATTTCATTAATAAATACTTTTTCCTCATTTGTTTTAAAATTAAATTTATAATATTGATAATTTATTGTATTTTTAAATTTAAAATCATACCATTTATATTCAGAAACTACATTATTTCTTTCATCCAATAATTTCCAATCAGTATTATCATTACTTCCATACAATTTAATGTCATAAGGATAGCAGTAGTATGATAAGATCTTATATTTTGATACTTTTCTAGTTAAAGTATTGAAGTTTATATATAAATTTGCACTCTGTCTTATTTCAGGACTATCGTACCTATTTGAGCTCCATGCATAAGCATTAGACGGATTTCTATCAAAGGCTTGATATGGATAATAATTACCTTCAGTACTACTAGCGGTAACAGTAATTCCATTCACAGTAGACGCGTTCATCTGCGGCATTATATTATCAGTATAATCTAATACCGGTTGTGATTTTACCCTCTTGCAGCAATTATATAAACCAACCTCAAAATACTTTCCACTACCCAATCTACCCTTATCTATACCATTAATAACCCGAGTATCTATAGTTTTAGTTAATAAATTTAAATCATCTATGCCATAAGTTTCAAAATTATTTTGTGTTAATACTTCTTTGCCTTCTAATTCGGTTATAGGCTTGTAATTGTTATTTTTATAAAATTCGGATTTTATTGTATAATAATTTTGATTTTGTTTTAGCAAAAATTTATAAAAATTAAATATATACGGGGTCATACCTCCATATATACCTATATCACTTCTTGTCCCATCTTCATTTAAAATATTGATGTCTCCATTATTTCTTATAGAAATATCATTTTTATTTTTCTCATTAATATAAAAATATATATTATCTACAGATAAATTGTAAGATTGTTTGATTGCGGAAATAAAATTAGTTTTTTCGTTAAAAATATTTTTATTGAAAATGCAATTTGAAAATTTTCCTCCTATTCTATAAACATTTCCATCAGAAAACCTATAATCTATACTTGTTAATGCATTTTCAAATATACAATTATAAAAATTACTTTTATATCCATAAAAAGGACACCCAGAAAAAGTAATAATACAATTATAAAAATTTACGTTTTCTGTATATGGATGATAATTAAATCTACTATCACCACATGAAACTTTTAGTTTGTAAAAATTTACATTTTTTAAACAGTTTACATTATCTCCAAATGGATGTACATAATATATTTCACTTTGTTTAGAAATACCTATTATATTTAAAAAAATATCATTGTTAACTAATTCAAATGATGGAATGTTATAATATCCAATTATATACACATCCCCAATACCACCATTGTTTTTTATAAAATCTTTAGCTTTACCTATAGTTTTAAAAGCTTTGTCTTTTGTTGTCCCTATATTTAAATCATTTCCATTTGAATTATCTAAATAGCAAAATATCGAATTATCCATAATACCCTTATCACCCTTTCTTTAAAAATTTAATTTAAAATCTATTATTTATCACAATTTCTAAAATAAAAACTGAGTGTCTAAAAATAACACTCAGCTAATAATTAATTTTAATATTTCCACTAAATTTACATTCTACTTGCAATAATGTGTTACTAGCATAAATTACTTCATATAAGTCTTCTTTAACCTGTTTCCATCTTCCAACACCATCATATTGCAAATCTAGTTTATCTATCTCTTCAATATCTGTTATGCTGTCCATGCTAAACAAATAAGCAAATCTTATCTTTTTAGTAGTAATTAATTCATTCCAGAATACATCATTAATAGCATTAAAAGTAGCAATATTCATCCCACTTTTCCTTACGTCATCTACAGTTAAATTAACATTTACCCATTTTTCTCCACTAAATGTTTTCCATGTGTTACCGCTATCCACACTACAAACTATTCTTATATTGTTACCATTAGCAGTTAATCTAAAATAATCTATATGATCTACATTACTTAAATTCATATCACCTTTTGGAATAAGTAAACGATCAAATGGGATAGCCTTTGTCTTTAATTTTTGAATAACTCCATCTTCAAATGTTTCAAAACCTTCTATTTTTTTAAATAGCGTTTTATCCACATTAACACTATATTCTGTAAAGCTTTCTGTATCTTGAACAACTTCAAAATCACTTATATGATTTGTTTCTAAATGTGCTTTACCATCAAAGGTCATCATTCTATCGTCAATAAAATCATTACTCTCATCATTAGTAAATTCGTTTTTAACTGATATTAAATCCTGTGTATTTTCTGTATCATACCTCAAAACATTCACACGAGGCACTTTAAAATCTACTGTGTTAACAGGGATGTTAACGATTCTAGGCGTTTCAGCACTTCCCACTATACCCATTTTGGATATTTGTTTCATCCCTGCGCCAACTATTTCTCCTGCATCTATACCATCAATAGTTGTAAACTTTCCTGTTTCCTCTGAATAAGCTACTAATTGTTTATTTTTCTTATTAGTAACATCTACATCCTCAAGCTCCTCAAATTTTGTAATTCTTTTATCTATTATTTCCTTTTGTATTTTCTCACTTGACCATCCAGTTTTATTAGAAATTACACTATCATCTAAAATTATATCCTTGTCCAAAGTTACATTAAAAAATTCACTCATTAAGCCACCTCCTATTCACTAATAACTAAGTGAAAGTCTCTAACTGCAAAATTATGATTTTCTGCATTTTTAGTTATTTTTACATATATACCTTTACTTTCACGCTGTTTTATACTATCTATAGTTAAAGAGTCTGCATAATTTATACCATCGAAGGATAATTGTATTAAATCATTACTAGGTGTTTCAGTTCCTATTTTAATATTGTTATAATCCTTATCTCCTATATTTTTAATTGTTATTAGCTCTTCTAAATCTTGGAGCATAGCAGGACTAACATTAGTTACTACATTTCCATGATATATAATTTCAAAATTATATGGACTAAATACCCACATATCACCATATTGTAACTGAAGAGCATCACTAGTATATATCACTTTTCCATCCCTATCTTTAAATGTAAAATATCCACTTATTTTGCTATCTATAAATACTTTACATTCCATATCTGAATTAAATAATCTAGTTTTAATTAAATTATTATCTAAATCATATAATTCACATAAAGTATTTTCTGGGAAATTCTGAATAGTTACATAGGGATTAGCGTAAACCTTGTAATTATTTAATATAAAATCTTCATCACTATACTTCATAAAACCTTGCTTTGTAAGTGGCTCTGCAAATTCCATTCCGCCCATGTTTGTATAATTTTTGCCATCATTACTTGAATAAGCTTGTATATAATTATCTTTCTTAAGTATTTTCCAATATCTATTTTGTTCATTTGATTTTAAATCCTTAATACCAAAAATATGATCGCTATTCCCTAAATAAAGCATGGAATAATCCATATCTTTTATATCATTGAAATTTTCTTTTTCAACCTCAATAACAAATTCTTTATAATTAAATTTTCTTTCTATTTTATTATTACTTATTAGTTTTAATTTACCTGTTTTAATATCTCTAGTTATATTGCTTTCTCCCGCAAAATCAGCAAAAGAAGAAGCCAAGAAAAAATTCTCAGCTTCTAATAATCCATTTTTAACTTGTATAAGTTTCATTGAGATCACCTCTAAACTCTAGGCTGCATTATATAATCATATGGTACAAACTCAACTATTTGTATATCTTTAGTTCCTATACCATTTGCTAATAATGTATGTGCTTCCTCTAGTGCATCTTCATAACAATTAGTAGCGTAAGATGTTATTTCACTTCCATTTTTATCTGTTTCATGGCCGTATGGTAATTGGGCTAAGGTTTTATTTTTTAATATTCCCCACATCTTTTGTCTAGTTTTTTTAAAATCTATTGTACTTGTTAACATACTATCTACCTCCCAAATATATTTTTCTTTTCAAAGTTCTGTGTTTCTATCATGTAATTTCTCTTACCTTTTAGTTTATCTAAATCTTTCATAATATCACCATTAGTTGCTACTTTATTAAATTTCCTTTCAATATCCATAGCTTTCGGATTATGCCAAATTGGTACTAAATTAAAATGATGTTGTTTTAGATAATCTATTAAATTAGCTATAAGTAATCCTATAGCTTGTAATCCATTTTCAGTATTAAGGAAGTATACCTTTTCAGCCTCCCACCTGATCCATCTATATGCTCTAATATAATCTGCATTTGGACTTGATGTATCTAACGTATACCAATCATAAATTAATTCCATTATAAATTGGATAGATTCTTTACCTGTGCAATTTAACCAAGCTTGCGTATTTTTATGCCATATCATTATTAAGATATTTATTAAATCTAACATTATTTCAATACTAATTGTCATAGGTGGAATGTTATAATCCACTCCCCAATCTTTCCCCCATTCAATAGGATGATTATTAAATCTTAGATATTCATAATCTAAATTATTTAATAGATCATTATTATATATATAATCTTTATTAGGAACAATTAGCCTATCCGTTGGATTTGTAGGTTTTAACCACCACCATCTTTTGGTCATTTCAATAAACTTATTTTTATTAGGTGTATATATTTGTCTTATAGCTCCATTATTTAAATATTTATTACTTTGTCTATAAATTTGCCATATACTTAAATTTAATAAATCTCTTTCTATCTGCTTATAGATATTAATTATAGGGCTATTATCTAAATATTTTTCGTTATGTTTAAATATATTAGTTGTATATTCCCTATCTAAATATCTATTATTATATTTAAATATAGATCTTATAGCTTGCCTATATAAATACCCATTGATACTTTTATCTATAAATTTAAATACATCTTTATAAAAATATTTTTTATTATGGTCTTTGCATATTTCTTTATGTGCTATTTTATTTAATGCATTTTTAATTCTATATTTTTCTATATCCTTTAGAGCTATATTATACATTAACATAGTTTTATAATTTCTATCTATATCTTTTAAATCTAATATTTTTAAATTATTTATACTTGTATCTATATCTATTCCAATTATAATATCTTTGTTTAACATTGTTTTATTACTTATTTTAGCCACTTCTTTTAAATTGGATCTATCTATAAATCTATATTTATTTTTATTTATATTTTTAAATCCATGTTTCTCAGCAAACTTCAATTTATCTATATCTATTTCCTTGCAATAGATTCTATAAAGATAATATCCAATATTCTTTTCTATATTTATATACTTCTCTAGTTTTAAATTTTGTAAAGATTCACCTTTAAATATTTCTTTTTCTACTATTAGATCTGTATATATACTTTTGAATTTATTCAGTTGTAGATTTTCTCTATCTATAGATAAATTTATTAAATTATTAGCTTTATTTAGTTGTAGAATTTCTCTTACCAATAACTTATTGTTATAACATATAGATATATCTGTATTTTTTCTTACATCAAGTTCCTTACTTGTTATTCTATTTATACTTATATATTTTATTTTATCTAAAGATATAGTATTGTTTTTATTTACTTCTTTATTTCTTAATTCTAACTCTTTTTCAAATTCTTTTTTTATATCAGTAATTTTCTTGGATATATATTTATTCTTTTCTTTCTCTATATTATCTTTAGGTTCTTTATAAAATAATTTATCTCCTTTAATTTTATCTATTTCACCCATTGTTTCTTTGTAAAATAATTTTTCTGTAGTCTTTACTACTTTTTCTGTAGTATCGTATATAAAAGTTCCACTAGAAAAAGCATTGTCCCCTACATATTCAAAACTACATAGGGGTATTTTATGTAGGGGCATTTATACCACCTCTCTTATTTAGTTGTTTTATAACATCTAATAGCAACACAATAATTTATATTAGCACTATTGTTTAAGAAACAATATGGCGCAGTAATTTTAAATTTCTTATAATATTCTTCCTCTTCTGTATCTTTCTTATATGCTAATCTATCTGTATCGTTTATTGCACTGGCATCACCTACAAGTACATTAATCATTTTACCTCTTTCCATATCAACTGGATGTACAAGTGTTATATCTGAGAATTGATGTTTTTTATGATTATATCTACTACCTTCTACATTACATTTATCCATAAAAGGATTAGTAGCATAAAAAGCTGGATAATGTGGTTGATATGGCATACCTATTTTATTAGCTATCATACAAACATCTGTTACTCCTGTTGCAGTTCTTTCTCCATAAACCTTTGAATAATTTGGTTCTATATCAGAAGATACAGTTATACCAAAATTATATTTATCATCTGTATAAGCTGAATCCTCTACTGGTTTTAAAGCTCCAATATAAGCATAAGATGTAAGATAGTTTTCATAAGGATGAACATCCGCAGATGGATCTCCACATAATACTAAGTTTATACTATCTTTAGTTACATTTATCCAATATTGAACGGGTAAAAAGTCTTTTATTTCTGGTTGTAATTTTCTATACCATGCTAATCTATAATTATATTCAGCTTGTATATTTTTAGATATACCTAGATCTGTTTTATCTGCGTTTAATTTATCTGATATTTGCAATTTTATATTGTTTATAGAATTGCTTTTAGTCATAGCACTGACATAAACATCATAATCACCACTTTTACTCCATCTATCAGAAACTCCAGCCATCATTTCTAATACTTGTGCATCTGTTCTACTAAAACTATCCCCATTGCCGTTATAATAAGTATGCAACTTATTAAAGTCAATTAATGCCTTTTTTTCTTCTTTTGTTAAGTCCGCTTCTTCTCTATCTATTTTTACATAAAACTCTTTTCCATAGGTTGTTGTTGCTTTTATAATACACTTATCATTTTGAGAACCTACTGTAAATACAGTATCTACTTTATCTGTCTTAGAGTTATCTTTTATAAGATTTATTGTACTTCCTTCTCCTGCTGACCCTATTTTATTTATGCTATCTGGATAAACTAAATCCCATTTATATATACCTGAATTTTGTGTTATTTCAGCTGCTAATGTTTTTACTAAGTTTTTTACACTTGTATTTCCTTCAACAAAATAAAAATTATCTGTAGCCATTTTATCTACCTCCTGTTATCAATTATTTATTTAAATTTGTTATTTTTAAAGTATTTAAGTCCATTATAAATATATCTTTTAAATCTCTATTTGTATCTAAATTCACATTAAATTTTTTAAGTAGTTTATTACCATAAGGTCTATATTGATATATTTCCAAAGTTACAGGTTCTTTTAGTTCTACTCCATTAAAATTCTTTATACTTATAAGAAGCTTTTTATTTTTGTACCCTTTAACACTTATTATTTCAGGATTTTTGTTTGTTTTATGACTTGTATAATCAAAATTAAGATAAAATCCATCATAGGATTTATTCCCATACCAAACTTTTTTATCATCTATCTTGCCATGTAAATCTATATCTGCATCTGTATTTTCTTCCCAATTCATTACTACTGCTATATCCCATTCATTATCTATATCCTCTATGCCTGGTGGTGGCTCTACTGTAATACTAGAATCTTCTCCATCTATATACTCTAAATCCACAATTATCTGTCTACTATTGCCGCTTAAATTATGAAAAACAAAAGAAATAGGCGTATTAGCATTTACTTTATAGAATGTATTAAAGTATTTATGCTCTCCTATTTCCTTAGTTGTTACATTATCTATTATTTTAATTTTATTAATTTCTAAGCTATATTTATCTTCCTTTTTCCAGCCTGTTTGATTAAAATGCAATCCTGTAATATATACATCTTTATCAAATTTAAATTGTTCTTTGTAATCATTTTGTATTGCTGGGATATCTAATAATATACCTTTCACCTTTTGAATGCCTTCAATTTTTCTGTATATAAAGGCATCAATTTTTTTCTTTAATCCTTCATATTGTACACTTGGCAATAAATTCTTTAATTGTTGTAGTAAATCTTGTATATTGTTGGTATTTATCTCTGGATAATTAGTTCTTATATTATCATCTATCAGACTTAATAAATGATTTTTTAAATCCTCTGTAAGCTCTTCAAAATTAATTATATACTTAGGTAGGCTCAAATTAAGCACCTTCTTTATATTCAAAGATTGAACTTGTATCATTTCTTGGATAAACTTGAGCTGTTTGTGTTATCTTTAAATAAGGATTTTTAATATTAAATTCATCATAAAAATGTAATACACTTTGATATAATTCTTCCAAAGTTACAATTCTATTTTTATCTTTATCAGATTTTTTAGTTTTAATGCTTTGTGTTAATGCCCATGTAAAAGCTCCTGAAGGATTAGGATTTCCATTATATCCAGCGCTCAAGTCACCGGATGTTTCTGACCCTGCACTAGCTGTTAAAACCTTATATCCTTGTTTATTTAATGTTTTGTCTATACTTCTAAGTTTCTCCTCCACTACAGCTAATGTATATGCAAAATTTTTATCTATAGCAAGTCCACTGTGGCAAGTATCAATAAATATTACCTTAGTGCCTTTTATATCATCCAGTATTGTTTGTAATTCATATACTGTTATTATGTTATCTTTTGCTACTAAAGCAAACTTATCTTCATATACAGTACCATGTCCAGACCAAAACAAATAACTAATATCATTATCTTGTGCATCTTGAAAAGTGTTTTTTATTAAATTTAATGCTTCTGATTTAGTTTTATTTTTTGCAACTATATTTTTTGTAAATTTAGCACTTTCTTTATGCTCTTTAAATAAATTAGATATATTGTCAGCATCATATGTGCAACCCATAAGGTTATTAGCGCCTTGTAAAGTATATTCACTTTCTCCTATAGCTAAAAATCTATAGTTTTTTTCACTAGTGGTAGGTATAGTAGGTGTAGTAGGTGTAGGTAAATTACTATTTTCTAATATATTAAAATCTACCCATAAAACTTTACTAGTTCCACTAATATTATTGTAAATAAATTTGACTGTACCATTTATAGGATAAAATACATTTAAAAATTTATGTTCACCATATTCTTTAGTGCGTACACTTTCAAATAATTTATCATTACCTACTTGTAAATCCCAGCTATCTTCAAATCTCCAACTAGATTGAGAATATGTTATACCTGTTATTTGTCCATTTCCCTTAAATTCTATTATATGCTGTCCTTTTACTGCAGGAATCTCTAGCATTTTCCCATAAATTTTCTGTGTGCCTGATATACCTAAATTTCCACTTAAATTATCTAACTTTACACCTAAAGCATTTAACGCATTTATTAAATCATTATAATCTACACCTTGTATTTTATCTTTAATTTCTGATAATAAATTTTCCATATCTTTGGTAGAAAAATTTATATTGCCTATGTCAACTTTCACACCATTTTGTAAATAATCTTTAATAAGATCTGATAGTTCATCAAAGTTGACTACATAGGAAGGTAATCCCATATTATTGCCACCTCCTATACATAATCTATTGTTTCTAATTTACCATGATTATCTTTAATTAATTGTATTGTTTTATTTGTATTATTAGGGTACGTTGTTTTAATTCTATATACCTTACCTTCTGCATTTCTAATTAGTTCTTCTTGCCATTGCATATCTGTTCCACTAGCATATATAAATTTATATGCCTTATTATTACTATCTCTAATTATTCTACATGGATATTCGGGTAATTCCCCAGCATATTTTGAATCTTCATTTGTATTTATTTGATTTTTGAAATTTCTTTTTCTTAATTCTTGATTTAAAATATATACTACTGGCTCCCTAAAATTTTTATATCCCATATGTGCCATTTTAATCACCTACTATTGTTTCAATCTTCCACTGCCTATTTGGATACATTGGTCATACACTTTTGTTTTATCTCGCATACCTTGTAATTGCAATGTATCTACATATGTGTCAGCATTTATTTCTGTACTTATTCCTACAATTAAATACCAGCCATTACCTCTTTGATTATTTACTAATTTAACTACTTGTCCTAAATCAATATTAGGTATTCCAGTTACTGGTACTACATTTAAAGCAGTACTCTCCCTCCACATATCTAAAAATTTATATCCTGCTACCTTTTGTTTTAATAATGGAGTACTAGCTAATGGATTATCAATTATATCTACCCATCTTTCACCATTTAAATAACTAGTCATAGCTTTGGATTCAAAAATAGAATATTTATCATTACAACAAATCTTTAATATATTTCTCATTAAACTAGAATCTCTACTGGCAGTTTCACTAGATAAATTAGTATCAACAGATAAAACATAATCATGGTGATTTGCTTCATGATTTGATTCATTATAAGCAGGATATTGCTCTTCTAATATTATTGTACCGTTTTTGTTTGCCCTTATTCTGGCATACATAGTTTCTACCAAATTACTAATTATATCATTATACATAGTACCTATTTCACATTCTAATTTAGGCACAGTATAATTATTTCCTCCACCTCTTTGAAAACTACATTTTGCATCGGATACAACAGTAGAAATTATATCTGCTGCGGTTTTATTATAAAATTTTAATTCCTTATCACATAAATTTAACATTCTATAATACATATCATGACAAGTAATTTCTATTGTTTTATCAAGTGTATTATAATCGTATTTTTTAATTACACCTGTAAATTGAAGTACATCCTCTATATAAATTTTTATCTGTGCAAAATTATCTATTACACCTTGCGTTCCTCCTGCAAAAATAGCTGTGGGTAGATTCTCATATTGTGCTGTAACAGTAGCTTCAGCAGTAGGTGTAGTTAAAGTTCTATTTATTTTAACTGACACTAAACAATGTTCTAAGGTTATTTTATTAGCATCACCATTTTCAAAGGCTTGATAGCCATTTTTTTTATAAAATTCTACTTTACATTTTGCCATTATCTTTCACCCATCCACTAGCTTCATGATTACATAAAAGCTCTAAATTTATATAATATATATCACCTTCGATAGGAGTATCTATCTCAAACTTATTTTGTAAATATCCTTTATATTGAATTCCAAATTCATCTACAAATATGAATCTACCTGAATAACTTTTTCTAAAGTCTAAAAACTTAGTTATATTACTTTGTGTTTCCTCATCATTTTCTCCTTTTATATTAAAAGCAACTGTAAACTCAATAATACAGTCACTTTTAACACTTTTTTCAAAATATGTGTATCCTTGTACTGTTCTAATACCCTTACGAAAATAAGCAGGACGAGGTGGCTTATAATTAGTTATTACGCCACCTGTATTTTTTCTATCTTCATAAAGCAAATCTACTTTAAAATCTTTTATTCTATTTAAGTCCATATAAGCCACCCCCTAATCTCTCAATACATCATTCATAAATAATCCTGTCATAACATTTTTCATAGAACTTTCTGTCATTTGTTTAAATTCATTAGCTATCTTATTAGCCCCTTCTTTATCTGCATTTGGTATAGTTACATACATTTTTATATCCTGTGTAAGTCCCATACTTTTATTCATGTTATTAGGTCCATATGGAGATGCATAAGTACCACCATATGCTCCACTAAGTGACATATTATTTAATCCATTAAAATTTGGTCTTACATTTCCTAATCCTTTAATTTTATTAGCTATACCTTTAAATTTATTATTTATGGCGCTTTCTTGATTATCTATACCTTGTATAAGACCTTCTCCAATAAAATTACCATAATCAGCAAATACACGTGATGGAGAGTTTATTCCTAACATTTTCTTAAATCTACTAGATATTTCACTAGCTAGATTTCCTATTACCTGTCCTACTCTTCCAAACATAGCTCTTATACCATTTATAAGACCTTCAACTATATTTCTGCCTATGTTGAAAAGTGCTCCTGCTAAATTACCTAATCCTCGAAATATATTAATCCAACCTTGTACAATTCCATGTAATATAGTTCCAACACCTCGAAATATTGCTATACATCCGTTTATTATGTTGTGTACCATTCCACCTACCCATTGAAGGATTCTAATAAATCCTTGAAATGCATGAATAGCCCCCTGTATAATTGAATTTATAACTCTACCTATTCCTTTAAATATATTTGCTATGAAATTTCCAAACCGGGTAGCATATTTTTTCAAAGTATCCCAATGTTTAATCACTTCATATACTATAAGTCCTATTGCTGCAATAGCAACTAAAATTAGAAGTGTTTTTGAAGTTATTATGGTCTTTAATAATCCAAATATCCCTCCAGCTTTCTTTAATTTACCAAATATACCTATCACATTATTTATAGTACCTACTAATTTGCTAAGTACCGTAAATGTTTTAGCAACTCCAGCTATTGACACAATTATTATTGCAATAGCGTTTTTCACAGGATTAGGCAATTTATTAAATGAATTCATTAATTCTACTGCTTTATTAGCTAGCTTTGTAAATATTGGGATTAATTTATTATTCAATATAGGTACTAATTGATTATTAAATATAGGTATCAACTGTTTTACTATAGATGTTTGTAATTGTGCAAAAGAATCTTGTACTTTTTTTATGGAAGCTTGTATATCTTTTTGAATTTTATCATAATTGCCCTTTGCAATATTAGCAGGACCCTTTTTGGGGTTCTTACTCTTTGTCTCTTCAGCAAGAGTATTTTTCATCCCAGTTTTAAGAAGATTTTGTGCCGCAGCACTAGGTTTTTCCATAGATTTTCCTATTTTGCTTAAAGTTCCTGCTTCTTTGGCTAATGCTTCTTGTAATTTTTCAATTCTAGTTTTTTCTTTCTCAACTTTATGCACAAATATTTCTAAGTCTTTTCCAGCTCCATTAAGTGCTTTTTTAAATTCACTAGTATCTAATGTTAAATGGGCAACTGCCTCTCCTACATTTACTGCCATGTTGTTTCTCACCTCCCACCTTTGGGAATAAAAAGTTTTCTAACTTCATTTAAATAATAATTTAAATTTAAAAATCTATTTTCTATTATTAGCATTTAACCATTGAATCACATCTTCATTATTAGCTTTATTTATTCTATCTCCATCTATAAACTTAGGCTCTCTAGCATCTTCTTTACTAATCTCATTTAATATATAAACGCAGGCCTCATCAAAACAAAAAGCCTCATAATCATTAGTCAACCCTATAATTTCACTGGGCCTTTGTCTATATTGTTTACTTATTGATATTACACTCAGTATTCTCTGACTCTTCACGAAAGGAGTCTAATTCACTTACACCTTCCTGTGTATAATTAAACAATGCTACTATTTGTTCATCTGTAAGCTCTAATCCTACACTTTTTAAATCTTCTATGGAAGGTTCTACAAGTGCATTTTCGGCCATAATATACATAACATCTGTCATTTGTGCTAAATCAACATTCTCTTTTGAACTCTGTTTACCATAAAATAGTTCCTCTGCTGCACTTAATAATTTGTTAGGCACTACTCCTTTTCTTACCAAATTTAAAAGAGATACTCTTTTAACTCTAGCATTAAAAGGTATCCCTTGGCTAAATTGTGGCAACTGAATTACTTCATCTTGAGCTGCTTTTTTTAAATCTTCTATATTAGTTACCTTTAAATCCATTTTATTATCCCCTCACTATCTAATCTTTATTGTTTTAAATTCTGTGGATAATGCTGTGGTTTTACCACTTCCATCTAATTTGTTTATTTCTTTAGCTTCAGCAATATAAACTGTATCTATTGCTAAAGAATCAGGTACAAATGTTACTATTTTCTTAGTATCATCTATAGTTACATTTCCATTTACTCTAGAATTATCAGATTTTCTCTTTATAATAAAGTTTTCTAGGTTAACATCATCTTGATTAATTTTATTTGAAAAACTCCACACTACCCTGTTAGTTATACTTACCCCTACATCTGGATTTTTATTTTCTACTTCTCCACCTTCTACTCCTATATCTTCAATTGGAGTAGATTCTCCTGGCTTTTCTCCATTATTATTCTCTTGTAATTTATTTAAAAATTCTATTTCTACAGGTTTCTCATTTCTAAATGGTATACTTTCAGCCTCATATGAAGACACTAAGAATTTTCCATCTTGAATTTTATATTTAGCTGGCTTACCTTTACAATGCTTATACACGAATTTAACATAGCCTGTGGTTCTAGAATAGTCTTTTTCTTCTGTGAATATTTCCATAGTGAATGGATGTCTTTCTACTGCTATACCTACTTCTGTTCCACAATATTTATTATCTTGTATAGTTCCTCCATCTATTAAAGCCATAGTTTCTATATTAAATAGATTGTCCTTCATTTTTAACTTGTAACCTATAACAATATCATCTGTTTCATTTATTCCATAAATTTTATTTTTAATCCTTAATATATCTCTTTTGCCCTTACTGTTTATAGGTTCTATATCTATTTCATTGCTTGTTTCTATTGTATGTTTTGTATTTGTTACCTCATCAATAAAATTAACTTTCACAACATTAACTAAAGTTTTTCCGCTTGTCATTAAATTACCTCCTTAAACTTTTAAATTGTTGATATTCTATGCTTGTAGTGTAAGCTTGTACATCGTAATCTATAACGCTTGGTGTTTCATTCCCTGTAGGCCTAAGATCTTCTATTTTTTTTAAAGCTTCTTTTATATTCTCTACATAAAATTCTATAGTGGAATATTGATCCATAGGGCTATAGACTATAATATCAAATAGTTTATAACCAGATATATTTCCAACTAAGGCATGTACACCATTTTCCTTTATAACTACATAGCTTTCTGTACATTTGTTTCTCTTTTGTCCAGGAGCATACACATTATATCCTAATTTTTTTAAATATAAATATACATTTTGCCATAAAGTTTCTGGTATAACATTATTAATTATATCTTGCTGTATGCAATCCCCTGGAACCTTGTAATTAAATTTAGACATTTACATCACTTCCCAAATAAATTACTCATCCCCTTAAGTATTTGTGGACTCAGTTTATCTATAGTTGGTTTTAATATTGCATATTTTTTATCATTACATAACTCTAAAGACGGATAGTAATCCTCATTTCCAGTAATATAAATATTACACCTATCGCCTTTCCACTGTTTTCCACCTTTAATTGTTTCAATATCCATATCTAATTGATCCTTCCAAGGTGCATTCTTTTTAGCATCTTCTTCTAGCTTCTTTGCGGCAATATCTGCATACCCACTTATAGCAGTTTTAGATTGCATCTCAAATTCAGATAATCCATCAATAACACTATCTATATTTACTTCAAATTCCCTCATATCATCACACCCTGTTTAATATCATATCAAATACTAGGTTTTGAATATTTCCTGTGTCAACTATTTCATACTTAGTTCCATCTAATATAAAATAATCATCCTTTTGTATTTTAGAGCTTATATCATTATAGATAATTAATAATTTATCATTATATAAATTATTAAATTCCAGTCCTTCCATAGAAGTTGTAATTATATTACTATTATTTCTATAATAATATCCCCTTATAGTGCATACATACACTTCATCTAGTTTTTCTTCAAAAGCATTTTTACCTATTCTTAATATTTTTATTTCTCTTAATAAGTCTTTTTTTTCTAGATGTTCATATATATTTTTACTTATTTTTGCCCTATTTATATTATTCATTAATGTTCATCAACTCTTTCCATAGAAGTTTGATTCTTTAGAATCTTTTGCTCTTCTTTGAAATGCTCTGCTAGAGTTAACCAATAGGCTCTATTACTTTGTAACTTTATATCTGCAACTTCTATTCCATCATCTGCAATTGCTTTTAGAATACACCCTTTATAACTTGCTTTTTCTACATCATTATTATTGATTTCTAGTAGCAATTCTAGCTCTTTATCCTCAAAATAAGGATACTGTTTTTCTTGTAAATTAAATTTCAAAATCTCTAAAGGTGTTCTCACTTTTTCTCACCTTCCTTAGTTAAATTTTATTTGTTTAAGGTTACTAATTTTTCTGCAAATATTTTCAATAATAGTTTAATCATTTATTTAGTCAGTCTATTACATAACCTCAAATCATCCTCATTATGATAAATTATTGAATATAGCTCACCTCCTATGCTTACTGTACAACCTTTAAGTTTTCTTGAAATGAATAAGCATTAGATTTTATAAAAGCCTTAATTTATAACTTTATTTATAAGAAGTTATAAGAATTAAAACTTATTTTGCAAATCTAATGCATTATTTACGAATAATAAAATTTTTAGTTCAAATTATTCAGTTTTTTAGCTTACTCTTAAAAGCTGTAAATTTTAATTTGATTTCATAATATTCATTTATTTTTTAATGAATACTTTACAGTTGTTTTATATAATAAAACCTCTGCTATTTTTATAATACTATTATATTTCATTTGAATACTTTATTTATCCCAACTTTGTCTCATTTTTGTCCCAAAATATTTTTATCAGATGACTACCCGCTCTAATACTCCCATCTTTTTCAAAGTGAGAGTAAAGAGCGGGTACGTCCCTGGATAACGATTTCCCCTAAAGGATAACGACTTCTAAGGAGTAAAACTCCTAAGAATTCTGTTAATAAGCTTTAGAGGGAGTAAAAACTCCCTCTGAAGCCAAGAACTCTGTTTATACTATAAGGTTATTCAATTGTGCTACATGTTCTACTAATTCATTCTTTTTTCTATAAGCTGTACTCCTTGCTCTTCCAAACATTTCTACGGCTATCCAATCTACACTTTTATTTTCTCCATACTTCAACTCTATAAATTTTTTATTTTCTTCATTTAGTGATGAAATATTATCTTCCATTACTGATATTTCTTCTTCTATTTCTCTTATTTTATATTCTACTTTCCCTTTCTTCTTAATTTTTTCTCCTAGTTCTATCTCTAATCTTTCTATTTGTCTTATTAGCTCTTTCTCTGCATAGCCTGTTCCATTGCTAGAGGTTTGTACTATTTCATCATATGTTCTACTTCTAGACTCTTCTTCTAATGTTACATCATTATTTTTAATTTTATCCATTATAATTTCTATTCTATTAGAAAGATGCTTGGCTCTATTTTTTAGCTTATTCAATTCTTTTTTACTTCTAAAATGCCTATATAATCTTTCTTCTGTTTTTATATATAATTTTTTATCCAACATATCTAACCTCCTATAATAATTCTTTAATATATTTTCTTATAACTATAATGTTACTTTTTGATATCTTTAAAGGCCTTTAGAAATGCCTTTTGGTTTGAATTTTATATACTTTTTTACATTTCTTTATTATTTTTATTTAACTCATATATCATTATTTCTTTTCCCACAATATCTAAAAATCTTTTATTGTAAAGTAATGCTTAACCACTTCGTCCGTCCATCTATTTTTTGCAACTCTTAAAAATTCTAATTCCTCTTGATATTTGTCTAATAAATTTATACTTTCCTTTAATAATTTCTCATAATCTATGCTTTTCTTTACATACTCCTTTAATAAAATCTTTAATACTACATTTTCTTTTCTAAATGACTCTATCTCTTCAAAATATTTATTTTCTATTTCTTTAACTAATACAATTGACATCTTATGCCTCCATCATACTTAATTTTCTATTATATTACTAAAGACAATCAATATTCTTATTTCAATAATTCTTTTAATATTTCTGTTTTCTCTTTAGCTTTTTCTTCCCTTATATTTTTACCATCATTTAAAATAGGAGTACACATTTCTAAAATTCTATAGTATGTCCTCTTTTCATATCTATTTTTAAGTTCTATAAGAGATAAATTTGTTGTAATTATAAGTGGTAATCCATTCCTATATCTACTATCTAAAATATTATAGATTTTAGTTCTAGTCCATTCTGTATCCTGTTCTGTTCCCAAATCATCTATTATCAATAGATCTGCATTATCTAATCCTCTCAATATATCTTCTTCTACTTCTTTTCCAGATTTTTTATATGTGTCTTTAATTCTATTTAATAAGCTATCTGCATTTACACATATAACTGGTAACATTTTCTCTATAAGAAAGTTTGCTATACATGCCACAGTATAGGTTTTACCATTTCCCGGAGAACCATATAATAAAAGTCCTACAGATTCTTTTTTCATGTTTTCAAATTTTTTAGTATATTTATTAGCTATTTTATACATTTTGTCATTACCTTTAGTAAAATCCCAATTTTTAAATTTACTATTTCTAAATTTTTCATCTATTAAACTATTTTTAATAATCTTTTTTAATCTTAATTGCTTTTCTTTATTTATTTTTTCTTTCTCTTTTGCCATTAGAGCTTCTCTTTTGCACTTGCACATTACAGGACCTTTTATATACCTATTTAACCCTGGAATATAAGTAATCTTTTCAATAGCTTCTCCACATACAGAACATATTTCAACTCTTTCATTTTCACCAGTAATATTATAATCCAATTCCCTGCTTTTTAAGGTCTTCTCCAAAGCTTGTCCTACTTGTTTCATATACCTCGCCTTCTCTCCATTTCTTACTTATCTCGTTTCTCTTTACATCTTGTGGTAATTTATATCCTTTATTTATCCAGCTTTCGAAGATTGACATTGTATATTTAAATCCTTTTATTTTGCCCTGTTCCTGTTCTCTTTTTTTTGTAATATCTAATGCATATATTAATAAATCAGTATAATCTTCTTTAGCCATGACTTTTAATACTTGATTTAAATAAGTGGCACTTATTTGCCTATAAAAGGTATTAAAATATGCTTCATTAATTTTATCTAAATTTTTTCTAATATCACTCTTTCTATCTTCTTTTATTTCTATATCTATATCTTCTATATCTATATCTCTGCCGTTACTTAACGTTTCATGTAACATTATATTTTTTTTATTGTCATTATTTTTGCAACTTTGTCTTTTAGTTTCTTCTAATAGTTCTTTTTTCTTAGCTCTATGTTTAGCTACCCTTTCCCTTGTTTGTTGTCTAACTTTCTCCATACCTTCTATATTTTGATGTTTGGACCAGTTAGCTATTTTTATTAATTTATCTTCTTGTATCTGTATCATGCCAAAATCTCTAAGTACTTTTAATGCAAACCTTAAACTATTTAATGGCCTATTAAAAATTGTACTTAACATTTCTTCTGTATATGGAACATTATCATTTAGAAAAATATATCCATTTGAATTTGTTTTACCTGCTTGAACTAAAAGTCTCATCCAAATATAATGAACAGTATCTCTTTCTGGCATAGCATCTATTAATTTTATTTTTTCGTCATCAAACATATTTGTTGTTATCTTTATCCACTTAACTTCTGCCAACATATCACCACTTTCTTTTTTATCCATAGTATACAAAATAAAATATTGCTATAATTAAATCAATCCATAATTTATATATAGTTTTTCTATACTTCTTTAATAATTATTGATTTACTATGTTTACCACCACCTCCATAGTTCTTGATCTATCAATTCATTAGGTGTAATTTTCAATATTTTGCATAGATTACAAATAACCTTTAGCCCTGGATTTTCATATTTACCTTCCTCTAATTCTGTAATATAACTTCTAGCTATTTTACTTTTGTAACTCAATTTTGAAATAGATAAGTTTCTTATTCTTCTATATTCTTTTGTTTTTATTACTGCCACTTGAGGATTCCTCCTTAGGATTTATTCCTCTCAATATTAAACTATAAATTTTTAAGTATTCCTAAAGTTGACCATTTCTTTTAAAAAAAAGTTCGTCTATGGTAGTATCAAAAAAATCTGATATAATCTTAGCCTCATTTAAAGTAAAAGACTTCTTACCATTTTCTTTAAAATTATAAGTATTTAGAGATACCCCTATTAGTCTTGCTATATCCTCTTGCTTTGCTCCTCTTAAGCATCTATAAGCTTTTAATTTTTTTGCTGTTGTCATAAAGCTCACCCCTTAATAACTATTTTTAAGTAAACTATAAGAATACTATTTATATTTTTATTATAGTCAACATTAAGAATACTTTCAACTGTATTTTATCATTTTTCTGAAAAAATATTCTTATAGTTTACATTAGTTTTAAAAAGTCAACATATGGTTTATAATATAGTATAAATAGAGGGGTGAAAAAGTTGGCAGAAATAAAAGATAGGTTAAAATGTGAAAGATTAAGAAAAGATTTAAATCAAACTGAATTGGCAAAATTTTTAAATGTATCAAAACAAACAGTTTCCAATTGGGAAAATGGTAACAGAATTCCTGATACCCTTACCTTATCTAAGTTAGCTGACTTCTTTAATTGCTCCGTAGATTATATTTTAGGAAGATCTGAAAATAGAAATGGCATAATTTCTAAAGCTAATATAGATGGAAGTAATTACGAATTTGAATTAGATAAGAGTATATTTCCAAATGGCATAACTAGAGAACAAATGATAAATTATATTAAGGAACTAGAAGATAGAAATAAAGAATTAGAAAAAGAAGCTGAGATATCTAGAAAATTAAAAGAAGCTGGCTTCGATTTCAATCCCGATAAATAA